TCGTGTTCGTCCGCAAGGTTCAAGGGTGCCTGAATACGCCAGCGCTTTGGAAACTATGCGTCACCGTGGCCACGAGTTGCATTGTATAACGCAAAATCCTACATTGATTGACAGCCATTTTCGTAAGTTGTGCAATTCGCATATTCACTACGTTAGGGGCCATAAAGGTAAGGTCATCAAGCGTTGGGAATTTGAGCTGGTTGTTACTGATGTTGAAAAGAAACAAGTTTTCAGTCAGGGTGAAGCGACTCGTATATTGATTGATCCTAAATACTTCGGTGTTTATAAGTCTTTGGCCGAAGGCTCGACGCATCATTTCAAGTTCAAGCCGCCTCGGGCGTTGTTTGTCTTCGTAATTTGCCTGATTGTAATTGCTGCATTGAGTTATCGTTTTTATACACACAGGATTGCGCCAACTGCTAAGCCTACCCAGTCAGAGCTGGTCATGCCTGGTGAGGCTCCGAGCGTCGTATCTGGTTCAGTGGTTCCGCTAACGCCTGAGCAATATGTGGATGCTCGTATTCCGCGGGTTCCTGACGTTCCTAGTTCGGCGCCGATTTATGATCAGATCACCCAGGCGGTTAGTTACCCGAAGGCTTTCTGTGTTTCGACCAGGGACGAGGCGTTGCTAGGTCGGGCTTCTAAAAAGATGGTGCTTGGCTACAAAGACGGACGGCTTCAGGGTTGTCGCTGTAATACTCAGCAGGGCACTCGTGTAGATGTTTCGTTCGATGCCTGTATGGCCTATGTCGAGAATGGCGCCTTTGACCCGGCTAAGCCTGATCGTGAGACACTTCCGATCGGACAGCCCATGCTGGCCGGGGCGATCGAGGAACGAGACGCTACGGCAGGCAAGGGCGTTTCCGTGACCGTTGTGGAATCCGGAAAGCCTGGACTGCTGTGGTAACAGGCTCCTTCAAGGCTTCGCATACGGTAACGTTACGTTAATATCGGCTCTGGAAAATGCTGTAAGCTCCGGGGCCGATTTAATGTAACGTTCATTATGCGAACGCCCGTTACGGTAACTCTTTACCCTCACTCAATCGACCAGGCACGGCTATACGCAGCTGGTCGGTCTGATTCCGAAGCTGTACAGCACTTGCTTGATGATTATCCCCGGCTCGTTTCTGAGATTCGCGAGCTTCGCCGCCGAGTTGCACAGCTGGATGATGAGGGCACCGCTATTGATGCCCGTCTTGATGCCTTGCAGAGCGCTTGCAGGGCTATTCTGCTTCTTTGATGTCGTGCTGCTCTAATGTTTGCAATGTCGCCCCTACGAATCTCCACAGTGCGTCGAGTTCGTTTAGCTCGCCACTCTTTCGCCTTTCTTCCATCTGTCTATGTGCCGCTTTTATGGTTTTCAGCGGTGTATCGTCGCGGTGTTTCTTTATTTTAGTAACGTTACCTTTTTGTGCTTTGGCCAGCTCGGCTTCCGCTTTCTCTGCCCTGATGATCGCCGTCGCGGCCTCTGCTTTTGCGTCGGCCAGCTGCTGCCCCAACTTCTCCAGGTACTCCGCTGCTGTCGAGCGTACTTTCTCCAGTTGCACGGCAGGCACTTGGCTTTTCTGCTGGTCTGCCAGGCGCTGGCGATAGGCACGCTGCTTCTCGGCCGGCGTCATTGCCTGCCCGGTTGACGGCCTGCCGCGCCCGCGCTTTGGCTGCTCCAGGGGCAGTTCGGCGGTTTGCTTGTCTGCTGGATCGATCATGGTTATTACTCCTCGCCTGGAAGCCCGTGGTACTCACAAAGCCCGTCGCGCAGTGCAATAGACTGGTCGCCGTACCCTTGATTTGACTGTGCCTTCAGGCATGGGCCCACGCATATCCACTCATAGCTACCGTTTTCGCAGTCGCCGACGATGTACAGGTATGTCGATGCACCAACACACACTTTCATCAGCTGAACCTTCACGTTTGTGTAGTCGAATTGGAATTTAGGAAGGGAAGTTCTCAGGTTGAAATCCATTTGCTTTGCTCCGATCTGTTGGCGTGCTCTAATTATAGTAACGTTACCAATAATAATCCATCGGTAACGTTACCAATAATCGACCTTTCGTCGGATTTAAGGTAACTGGAGTCCGTTACCTGAATTGAGCGCGCCGCTGTTTCGGATCAGGTCAGAACCGTCGAGGAAGTCCGGCCCCCTCATTGATCACTTGCTTTTCCGCAACGGTTGACCATCTGAGGCTTTGAGTTGGTGGGTCCCGGAGGTCATTTCTTCATTCACCACGCGAAGCAAATCGGTTTTTAGCGTGCGCGGTGTTCGTCGTCTTAGCCACTTGGGGTAGCGTAGCGAGGGGGAACCCCTACCCAGCGAAGCGCAGGTGCAGTAACCTAGCTCAGCACAAAAACACATTCAAAAAAAAACCCCCCTCGATGGCTTGGCGGCTCTGAGGGAGGTTTTACCGGGCTCTGGAGGCCCGTGGTATGGATCATACATCACCCCGGCATAACGCAACAGATAAGGCCGCGCAGCGGCCTCTAGGTAAGACTGCGAAATCCTCTTCCACTTTGAGCCATGCCGAAACCCATCAGAAGCGCGCTGAGCGTTATCAGGCTCTTAGCAGGGCTAAAAAGTGGCTAACACCAGCAGCCCTAGCAGTGGCCCCTAATCGCTTTCCGGGTGATACGTTTCGCACCATTGATTGCCGTTGGATTCAGCGCGAGCATGAGGTCAAAGTGCATTTGGCCCGTGAGTTTCAGTCTGCCAGCTTTAGCGGCCTTGTGACCTGCGGAAACCTTTGGGCTTGCCCGGTCTGCTGCGTCAAGATTCAAGAGCGCCGCCGGGGTGAGCTGGAGCAGTTGATTGACTGGTCATACGCTCAAGGCCATGAGGTGCAAATGGTCACATTCACTTTTCCTCATACGCGCTTTGATTCTCTTGCTGACCTGATCTCAAAGCAGCGTTCTGCTTTTCGGATTTTACGCTCTGGTCGCATTTGGCAGGACTTCAAAAAGAAATATGGTTTTGTCGGCCTTGTCCGCTCTCTTGAGCTGCTTTATGGCCGCAACGGCTGGCACCCTCACACTCACGAACTTTTCATAACTGACGACCTAAGCCCTGAGCGCCGTGAGCTTTTCCGTGAGTTCGTTTTGTCCAGGTGGATAAACGCCTGCAAAAAATCAGGTTTGCTTGATGCTTCAGACCCCGATGCCCTGCGTAATTTTCAGCTTTACTCCGTTGACGTCCGTTACAAATGCTCGGCCTCTGACTACCTCGCCAAGCAGGACGATGGCCGTTCTTGGGGCGTTGATCGTGAGCTTGTCAAATCACGCTCCAAGAACCAAAGCCGTGGCATTCATCCTCACGAATTCTTAGTCCGTGGTGATAAAGGCGACTGCGCCAAATACCTAGAATATGTGCGCGGCATGAAAGGCTCTCGCCAGCTTTTTTGGTCGCCCGGTTTGAAAGCTCGCGTTGGAATTGTTGACGTAAGCGACGAGGAACTAGCCGAAAAGATTCTTGAAAATGCCGATGAGCTAGGTTCAATCAGCACGGAAAATTGGGCGATTGCTCGCGAGGCTGGCATCCGTGCCGATATTCTTTCAGCGGCTGAGCGCTGGGGGTGGCCGGGTGTTCTCTGGTTTCTTGAGGCTGTCGGCGGAACTCTCACAGCATCCGAAAAAGCCAGCGTTGACATTTTCCTTGCTTCTCCCGAGATGCAAAAACAATTGTCTCAATGTGCCTAGTCCTTCTCTTTTTCCTCGGTATCTTCGACCTCGCTGGCTAGTTTAAGTAGCTCGTCTACCGCCTCTGACAGCGTACAGTCGTTTTCTAGGGCGTACATTTTCAGTTCACGCCAAACGCTCACATCTAGGCCAATGGTTTTGGTTTTTTTCTGCTCGGTCATCTTTTTGCCTTTGTGCTGTTGTGTGTTTGTGTCCTTGTGGTATTGTCGGGCCTCTCCCATCTAATTGCCCGGTAAAAATCATGACTACTCAAATTTTCCTCAATGTCGAGCTGACCGGCTCACAGCGTAGCGTTACCTCGAACAAAAACCCAAATTCACCGCGCACTTTCTACATTCTTTCAGCCTATGCAGAGCTGCCGGGCCACAAGTACCCGCAAGCCCTTGAAATCTTCATTGCTGACCCGGCGCACCTCAAGCCTGCCGGCACCTACTCCGTTCCTCTGGTTGCATCCGTCAAGGACAACCGCTGCCATTTCGAGCTGGATTTCTCGGTGGCTCGTCCAGTCTCGAAAGCAGCTTAAAAATGCTCATTCGCGACCGGGTTCTCTGCGATCTGTGCGGGGATGACATGGGCCAGTTGTTGGCGGCTCCTGTTCAAGCGCCCGGCATTCTCGCTGACCACCGTCAAGCGCCTTATTTCTGCGTTTGCCCTGATTGCTCTGATTTCTCTGAACTTGATCAGGACGCTGCATAAATGAATTTCATCCTTTGCGATGGCTCTTGGGCAACTACGCCTGACGGTGCAATTACCTGCACTGGCACTTTGCAAGTCGTCGCCCAGGGAAACTTAATCCCACCTGGGATGACAACAGAAGACGCAACCGATCTTGCCTATCAAGCTATGGGCCTTTTCGTGATCGTTTTCGCACTTTTGGCGCTAAAGAAGGCGCTCAATTAAAGGAGTTTCACCATGCTGAAAAATAGATTCGTTCGTGCTTTCGGTGGTGCTGTTGCTGTTACTGCTATCAGCGCTCAACAGGCTTTTGCTGCTGTTCCTCTTGAAGTTACTGCCGCCCTGGACACTGCAAAAGAAGACGGCGTAACTGTTGCCGGTGTTGTTTTGGTTGTTATCATCGCCATTGCCGCCTTCAAGTTCATCCGTCGCGCGCTTTAACTTTAACTGTTTAAGCAATAAACCCCGTTAATAGCGGGGTTTTTCTTTATCGGAGGTTTTATGTTCGGGCCTAATGAGTATTTGCTAGTAGTTCTTACTGTTGCTTTTGCTGCTTTGTTTTTTGGACGTATTTAACATGTCTTATTTTCGATTTGTTATTTTCTTTATAATTAGTGGTTTTGCAGTACCTGTAAGTGCTGTTGAATATGTATGGACGGTTACTTCAACCGGTTCAGAACAATCTTCAGCAATGAATACGGTCCATTCTTCCGCAGTGGCTGCTTGTAACGCTGTTTATCAAGCCTCTCCAACTTATGAGATACGCGAAACAAATACCGTCGTGGGCCCTACATCTGCTGCTTGCCGGGGGAAAATGTACAATCGAACAACTGATCAACCTTTGTCGGGTTCTGATACTGCATTTGGTACGGTTGCGAGGTCTGGCGATTCTTGTCCTGTTGATTCTACTTATAACGCATCGACGGGCGCATGTGATGCGCCTCCACCCGAATGCAAGGTGGGCGATTTATTTCCGGCGAAAGGCGATGACGGAACTGTCGTAACGTCTGCTGATGGTCGTAACTATGTCGTTGGCAGTGATCCGCCCACTGCTTGCTACAATCAGTGCTCTTATAGTGGCGCTGATACTCGTCCTTCTAGTTGTTATGGAACTCCGGGCGGTGTTGGCTGGTGTAATTATGTTATTAAAAGTACGGGCGAGAACTGTTCGGCGGATTCTTATACGTTTTCTAAGTCAGGTCCTCAGTTAAATTCTAGTGACACACCCAATGTTCCAGATTCCACGCCTAATGATCCTTTATGCCCTAAGGGCTGGGGCGTTTCTAATGGTACTTGCTACAAGCTGCCGCCTAAGTATTGTGATCCGTCTACTGGCGAGGTCTGCGCCCCTGGCACTACGGATCCTGACGCGCCTCCGCCAGACCCTGACGCGCCACCGGGTACGCCAGGTGGGTCTCCAGACCCTTCAGACGGTGCAGCGGATCAACTGGAAGAGGCTGAGGAGGGCGCTCCTGGTGATGGTGAGGCATGTAAGCCTAATGCTGACGGCTCTGGTTGCGGTGGCCCTACTGTGCGTGGCGAACAATGCGACAAGGTTATTGAATGCACTGGTGATGCAATCCAGTGCGCAACTCTTAGGCAACAAAAAAAGATGGCCTGTGCTTATGAATATGAGCAGGCTCGGCCATTTATTGAAAATCAAATAGCTAAAGATGGTTACAAGTTGACGACAAAAGAAGTTAACGGCTCGTCCTTGTTCTCTGACGGCTTGAATGCGTCGCGCTGGATGCCTCAGGGATGCCCAGCGCCTAAAACGATCACTGTTAAGGGTGTTAGCACGGCTTTATCAATGCAACCTGCCTGTGACTTCGCTAGTGCCCTGGGTCCTTTGTTCGTTGCCTTGGCTTCTGTTTTCTTTGCTGTTTATGTTGGTCGTGCCTTCGGGGGTTCTTGATATGTATTTTGCAGTTTTATTTACGTTTATTACGACGATAATCGGCCCTCTGGTATCTAAGGTTTTAACTGGGCTTGGATTGGGTGCGATTAGTTATGTTGGTATTAATCTTTTGCTTGATCAGGTTAAAGACTATGTTATTTCTAGCTTTGGTGGTGCGGCGGCAGATACGCTTTTGTTACTCGGTCTCGCGAAGGTTGATGTTGCAATCAACATCGTTTTATCTGCTGTTACTGCTCGTGCTGTTTATGCAGGAATGTCGGCTGCCTCTGGCTCTATAACTAAGATTGGTTCAACTAAATAAGGGGGGGCTTTATGTTTGTTCTGCGCACCGGTCTCCCGGGCAATGGCAAGACGTTAAACACAATCAAAGAAGTTGATAAGAAAGCAGCCGCTGAGGGTCGTACTGTTTACTATCATAATATCCGTGATTTCAAACCAAATCATGAAGCGCTTGAGGCGGTATGGAAGGAGTTCGACAAGCCTGAGGAATGGCATTTACTGCCTAATAATTCCATTGCTGTAATTGATGAAGCGCAGATTTTTTT